AGCGGGGCTTTTTAATGCGCATCGCACGCGCAAAAAAACCACTCAGAACCTTTCAGGATGACCCTTGAGGAATCGGCCGGCGTCGGAGCCTTCTGAGGGCTGGATCTCCTGTGCGACAAGGTTCATCACTAAAAGGTAACTCCGATGAATGATATTTCTATCGAATATCTGAAAGAAGCACTGGAATACACACCAGAGTCTGGTGTTATCCGTTGGAAGCTGCGCCCCAAAACTCATTTTAAAACCGATAATTCTTGGCGGGCAACCAATGCCAATTTCGCCGGAAAGGTAGCAGGCGCGCTTGCTAATGATGGATATTTGCGGATCGGGATAGGTGGACGGTTATATAGATCTCATCGTGTAGCCTGGGCTTTACATTATGGCTATTGGCCTGAGCATGAGATTGATCACATTTCAGGCGACAGGGGTGATAACCGCATACACAATTTGCGATCAGTAACTGGGGCAGTAAATAACAAGAATTTACGCCTTTACTCCACAAATAAAACAGGCGTCCCCGGAGTCGGCTGGTATAAAGCGCGCGGTAAGTGGAGAGCAAAGATAAACGACTCTGGAAAGGTGAAGCATATTGGTTACTTCGATGATTTCAGTGAAGCAGTAAAAGCAAGAAAGGCTGCTGAAATGCAGTTGCAGTATCACGAAAATCACGGAGCCACTGACAGAGCCGCTTTCTAAAAGGAAATACCAAATGAAACATTTACCACTTAAAGCCGTTATGATAGGACTGGATATCATCGAAACCGATGAAGGGTATGAGCTGCACAGCCCTGCTGGCGAGGCGAAATACGATGCATGGGGTGCCCGCCGAGAAGTGAACGGCATACCGGAATACTTCCCGTCGTCAATTTCAATGAAAAAGCGCGTACCTGCTGCAACAGACGTTAAAAAGACTGAGAGCATTGCTTTATCCGGTGCGGCGACGGATGTTCTTTATGCGCTGTTTTTCCGTGGCGCGCTTCAGTCTGGTGACCTGCCAGCTAAATCTGGTGCTGCTGAGCTTCGAGAACTGGGATTCGCTGAAACACGCCATACCGCGACGGAGTATCAAAAGGAGAATTATTTCACCTTCCTGACTGCTGAAGGGCAGGAGTTTGCCATTAAGCACCTGGCAGACACCCGCTTTGGTAAGCCGGTCGATAAGCAGTATCGCAGCGCAATCACCATTGGCGTTGAGCTGGACACTTCAGATGTACAAAAAACTATTGATGAGCTGGACGACAAAATCCGTAACAGCGATGCATTCAAAGTCTTGAAAGATGGCTGGTCTTTCGAAAAGAACGGGACGCTGATTATTAATAACGGGCAGGTCTTCATTACCGATGCGAAGATTAGCGATGGCGTATTGTCTACAAACTATAACGTAAAGTTGAACGACGCTGATAAAGGCAAGCCGCACGAAGCTGGCATGACCCTCGGTATTGAAGGTGACCAGAGCAAGGTTGAGTTTATGGCCGATCGCTATAAGGTGCATGAAGCCGCTTCTTCCACCCTCGGAAGCGCCATCGTAACAAACCCGAAGGTAAATATCAGGCTTGGCGATGAAACGAAGCAGGCCGTCATTGATGCCGTGCGTGAAAGCGATTTGTTCGCAGCCCTCCAGGCAAGTATTGATGCACAGACAGCCTCAATCACCTGCATGCAACAAGCGATGCACGACGCAGTGAACGATGCTATTCGCAACGCACTGAAGCCTGGCGGTCTGCTCTATGGTAAGTGCTAATGCCAGCGGCCATCCCCCGCGCCTGTCGTAAGCGTGGCTGCTCCGGGACTACAACCGACCGCTCTGGATATTGCGAACATCACCGCAATGAAGGCTGGCAGCAGCATCAGCGAGGGCAGAGCAGGCATCAGCGAGGTTATGGCAGTAAGTGGGACAGGCTGCGCCAAATCGTTCTCGACAGAGATAAACACCTTTGTCAGGAATGCCTGCGAAATGGAAGGTATACACCCGCTGAGACGGTGGACCACATCAAGCCGAAAGCTCACGGCGGTACTGACGATCTCTCTAATCTGGAATCAATTTGCCGCGGCTGCCATAAAGCCAAGACAGCACGCGAACGCCTGAACAGAAATTAAGTAACGAGGTGAAGATGACTGAATCGAAATATGGTTCAGGGCTTCCGCACGCCCATGCTGCCTGCATTGTGGATGGATGCGAATTATCGGTACGATCCCGTAACAGCCACTACTGTGAAAAGCATTACATGCGCGTCCGGCGTCATGGAACGACAGAGAAGCTCAGCACAAGAAAGGATGGCAAGCTGGAGCACACTGGCGGATATCTGCTGGTGTATGCGCCCGATCATCCTTTGGCATGTGGGAGTCCTCGTGTTTACGAGCACCGGAAAGTCTATTACGACAAACATGGGGCTGGACCGTTCCGTTGTCACTGGTGTGCAAAAACCGTTGGCTGGGACACCCTTCACATCGACCACCTCGATGACTGTAAGACCAATAACGAGCCTGACAATCTTGTGCCAAGTTGCCCTGTGTGCAATCAGAAGCGAGGCGTAGACAAGATGAGAAAGACAATGCGAGAGAACTCCGACCGCAGATATACCGCTCACGGCAAGACGATGTGTCTTAACGAATGGGCGGATTACCTGGGTATTTCGAGAAACTCCATTGAGTATCGACTGAAGGCAGGCTGGGACATCAGTATGGTGTTCAGCCCTCGCATTGGTAACAGTGGTCCCCCGAGCCGGAAACTGGCGAAAATCGTGCATGAGTCGGTTAAATGATATCTGCTCTCATTTGCGCGGTCTGGGGGAGGGCGGGTAAAAACCTCAGGGAAATCACCCTAAAGGACCGCCGCCTCAGTCGTTTTTTTATACCCGCGAAAAATGAAATTTAACCAGGAGTGTCGCTTATGGCTGGAACGGCGGGGCGTTCCGGGCGTCGACCCAAGCCAACGGCGCGCAAGGAGCTGGCTGGAAACCCCGGCAAGCGAGCCCTGAATAAAGACGAACCGGTGTTTACCCCAATTAAGGGTGTCGCACCGCCGGAGTGGTTTGAGGAGGATGACCTCCCTCTCGCAGCGATTATGTGGGAGCTAACAACAAAAGAGTTATGTGGTCAGGGGCTGCTCTGCGTAACTGACCTGGCTGTACTCGAACGCTGGTGTGTTGCTTACGAATTCTGGCGCAGGGCCGTTAAGAATATTGCCTCTGATGGACTTTCTATCTTCGGCGCTATGGGCGGGAAAATTAAAAACCCTGAACTGACAGCCAAGAAAGAACAGGAATCGGAAATGAGCTCTACCGGTTCAATGCTTGGTCTTGATCCAAGCAGTCGTCAACGCCTGATCGGGCTCGCTGGACAGAAGAAAACCTCTAACCCCTTCCTGAAGATGATTAACTCATGAGCCGGAAATCGTACCCAAACGTTAACGCCGCGAACCAGTACGCCCGCAACGTTGTGCGGAGGAAAATTCCGGCGTGTCAGTATGTCATTCATGCCTGTCAGCGTCATATTGACGATATGGCCAGGGAAAAAAGCCGAAAATTCAGATACCGCTTTGACAAGGATATGGCGGAGAAAGCCGCGAAGTTTATTCAACTCTTGCCTCATACAAAGGGCGAATGGGCATTCAAACGGATGCCGATCACCCTGGAGCCGTGGCAATTGTTCATAGTGTGCTGTGCATTTGGTTGGGTACAGAAAGGGACTAAGCTTCGCCGGTTCCGCGAAGTCTACACTGAGATCCCGCGCAAGAATGGTAAATCCGCAATTTCTGCTGGCGTAGCGCTGTTCTGCTTCACCTGTGATAACGAATTTGGGGCCGAGGTATATTCCGGTGCCACGACAGAGAAGCAGGCATGGGAAGTTTTCAGACCAGCACGCCTGATGTGCAAGCGCACACCTCTGCTGGTGGAAGCGTTCGGCATAGAAGTAAACGCCTCTAATCTTAACCGACCGGAAGATGGAGCGCGCTTTGAACCGCTGATTGGTAATCCTGGTGACGGGGCATCACCACACTGCGCCATTGTTGACGAATACCATGAACATCCTACGGATGCTTTATATACCACCATGCTGACAGGTATGGGAGCACGGCGTCAGCCCTTGATGTGGGCGATAACGACAGCGGGATATAACATCGAAGGGCCTTGTTATGACAAGCGCCGTGAAGTGATTGAAATGCTGAATGGCACAGTCCCGAATGAAGAGCTGTTTGGCGTGATTTATACAGTGGATGAGGGTGACGACTGGACGGACCCTAAGGTTCTGGAAAAGGCAAACCCGAATATGGGGGTGTCTGTCTATCGTGATTTTCTGCTCAGCCAGCAAATACGCGCTGTGAATAATGCCCGCCAGGCAGGTGTATTTAAAACGAAGCATCTGAATATCTGGGTTGCAGCCAGAGCGGCATTTTTCAACCTGGTATCCTGGCAAGGGTGCGAGGATGAAACCCTTACCCTTGAGCAATTTGAGGGGCAGCCATGTGTCCTGGCATTTGATATGGCACGAAAGCTGGATATGAACAGCATGGTGCGTTTGTTCGCCCGGGAGATAGACGGGAAAACTCACTATTACTGCGTTGCTCCTAAATTCTGGGTTCCCTATGACACTGTTTATAGTGTTGAGAAAAACGAAGACCGCCGTACCGCCGAGCGCTTTCAGAAATGGGTTGAGCTGGGAGTATTGACAGTAACGGATGGGGCAGAGGTTGATTACCGCTACATTCTTGAAGAAGCAAAGGCGGCGAACAAACTGAACCCGGTTAGCGAGTCACCTATAGATCCGTTTGGGGCGACAGGCCTTTCACATGATCTTGCTGACGAAAAGCTTAACCCAATCACGATAACCCAGAACTATACCAACATGTCCGACCCGATGAAGGAGCTTGAGGCTGCCATTGAGTCTGGCCGTTTTCATCACGATGGGAACCCTATCATGAGCTGGTGTATCAGTAATGTGGTCGGGAAATATCTGCCAGGTAACGATGATGTGGTCAGGCCCATCAAGGAGCAGAACGAAAACAAAATCGACGGCGCGGTCGCATTGATTATGGCAATTGGTCGTTCGATGCTCTTTGAGAAAGAGGACACACTCTCCGACCGCATTGAATCTCACGGCATACGCTCACTTTAATCGAGGCGATTATGATCCTTCAAATTCTCACTCCTCTGGTTGGAGTGATGGGTGCCTTTTTGCTTTCATTTGGTGCATGGATGATTTATCAGCCAGCAGGCTATATTGCTGGTGGCATGTTGTGCATCGTCTGGTCATGGCTAATGGCTAAGTTTCTTGCCTCTCCGGCGACGAACTCTACGGGAGGTGACTGATGTTTTTCCCCGGAATGTTTGCAAAAAGTAGCCAGCCAGTAACATCACCGGCAGAACTGGCTGAAGCGGTGGGAATGACTTACGACACTTATACCGGAAAGCGTGTCAGCAGCCAGAGAGCTATGCGTCTGACGGCAGTTTTTGGGTGTGTAAGGGTTCTTGCAGAATCGATGGGGATGCTGCCATGTAACCTTTTTAAATCCTCAGGCAACACAAAACAGAAAGCAACGGGAGAGCGCCTTTATAAGCTGCTCTCAATGAAGCCTAACGACTATATGACACCGCAGGAGTTTTGGGAGCTCGTTATCGTTTGTCTTTGTCTGCGGGGAAACTTTTACGCTTACAAGGTAAAAGCTCTGGGGGAGGTAGTTGAACTACTTCCACTCGATCCTGGGTGCGTCCAACCAAAGCTAAACAGCCAGTGGCAACCAGTTTACATGGTGACTTTTCCGGATGGGTCTACAGACGTTCTTGGTCAGGATGATATCTGGCATGTAAGGACGCTGACCCTTGACGGCCTGGTCGGCCTTAATCCGGTAGCTTATGCCAGAGAGGCGATTTCTCTTGGGATGGCTACCGAAGAACACGGCGCGCGATTATTCAGTAATGGTGCGGTGACAACGGGTGTATTAAGAACCGAGCAAACTCTTAGCGATGCGGCGTATGGCCGCCTGAAAAAAGACTTTGAAGACCGCCATCTTGGATTAAGTAATGCCCACCGACCGATGATCCTTGAAATGGGGCTCGACTGGAAATCCATGGCTCTCAATGCTGAAGATAGTCAGTTCCTTGAAACAAGGAAATTCCAGCTTGAGGAGATTTGTCGCTTATTCCGCGTTCCTCTTCATCTGGTACAAAACACTGATCGCGCAACCTTCAGCAATATCGAAAACCTCGGTATTGGGTTTATCAACTATTCTCTAGTGCCTTACATGACCCGTATTGAGCAACGTATTAACGTTGGGTTGGTAAAGGAGTCAAAGCAGGGCACCTTCTACGCAAAATTCAACGCAGGCGCACTGTTGCGCGGGGATATGAAATCCCGATTCGAATCCTATGCAACCGGAATCAACTGGGGCATTTATTCGCCTAATGATTGTCGTGAGCTGGAGGACCTCAACCCAAGAACGGGAGGAGACGTTTACCTGACACCGATGAACATGACGACAAAGCCGTCTGACAGTAATAAGGGCAAAACAACCGAGGAACAACATGATGCCGATGACTAAACAGCGGCTGGATATTCCGCTGAAGCTAAAGTCTGTCAGCGACAGCGGGGAGTTTGAAGGCTATGGCTCTGTGTTTGGGGTTAAGGACAGTTACGACGATGTAGTTGTTCCCGGAGCGTTCAGTAAATCACTTCAGTTATGGCAGGAGAAAAACGCACTTCCAGCCATGCTCTGGCAGCACCAGATGGATGAACCCATCGGGGTGTATACAGAAATGAAAGAGGATGAGGTCGGGTTATACGTCAAAGGCCGATTGCTGATTGATGACGATCCTCTGGCAAAGCGAGCACATGCCCATATGAAGGCCGGTTCTTTAACCGGCCTTTCTATTGGTTACATGCTGAAGGACTGGGAATACGACAGAACGAAAGAGGTTTTTCTCCTGAAGGAGATCGACCTCTGGGAAGTCAGTCCGGTGACGT